AGAACCGATATACTGTTGTTCAGTAAATCTGTTGATACCCAGCATATCATTAGCTGCGATTGGTGGTACAATCAATGAACGATTGTCCATTGGTACATCAGCATTATCTAGTTTTAGCATTAATGCTCTGATTCCAGCATCAGTAATGTCTGCTGCGTTAGATGAGTTACCAGTATACAATGTAGTACCAGTTGAACCAATATACGCAGTTTCCCATGATGCTGCATTATCACCACCAACTGTTCCGCCTTGTAAGGCTTCCCATAAAGTACCCAGTTTAGTGTCCACTTGAGTAGCGAGTGCATAGCCCGCATCATCGGTGTAGAACTTCCTCATTGAAGCTAGTGATTGCACTTCTGCAATATCTTCAATCAGTTTTGAATACTCGTAATGTTGGTCAATAGATACACTAATTACAGTATTTGTTGCTGCCGATAGTGTAACCTGTGTGTTTGCTGCTTTAGCACTAGCTGAACCTCTTGAAGGAACTGGAATGTGAATCGTATCACCTTTCTTACCTTTGTGAGATAGCTTAGTAACTAGATTAGCAATCACTAAGTTCGACTTATAACTGCCTATAACTTCATCTGACCAGAGTTCTGGGATGAAGTTATTGGCAATCGTAGTCGTAACTTGATTTGTGCCTAAAGCCATTTTACTTCTCCTTTATAAATGTTATTTCACCCTACCCTCCGCATAAGCCGAATGAATTTCATCAGCCAATGAAGCATAACGGTTAGGGTCTGTTACCTGTAGGTTGATTAGATCAGTCCTACGGTAAATTTTCTTCCCACCTACGGAATCTCCCGATGACCGAGTTTCAGAACTTGTTTTCTTTAGGTTTTGCTGAATTTTAGTCTTTTCTTCAGCTTTTGCCTCTTGGGTTTTCTCAGACATTGCTGTCGAAGAATACCAATCAAAGAGTTCAATCGCTAAATCCGACCTATATTCAGTATCAGCCTTACGAAACATTTCTGTCCTCGCTTCACTATCACCGATAAATTTTTGGAAAGCAGAATCTTGAACAGTTTTTTGCCAATCGGGATAAGCCTTATCTAAGGCATCCAAATTATGCTTTTGCATATTACCCATTCTCTCTTCCCTCGCCTTTATTACATCTGGGTGGTTTTCTATTGCTTGATTCACAGCCTTAACTGGATCATTAAAGAAGTTATCCTCCTGATGAAAAGGTTCTTCTGGTGGAGCAGCTTCAGTTGCTTTATTTTTTGCTTCTATCAGGCTTTGAATTAACTTGCGTTGCTCACCGACTTCATTGGATTGCTTACTCATTAACTTTTCAGACTGTTGATGCATTTCAATAACCTCCTGCATTGATTTACCAGCATACTTTTCAGGAATTTCGTATTCAGGTTGTTGAGTTTCCTCTGCCTGTACTTCTTGTGTTACTTCCTGATTTTCTGTTATTGGTTTACCTGTTTGAGGTGCTTCATCTACTACTATACTCATGGTTTCTCCGCCCACTTGGGGTTATGAAGTTAAATTATGTTGGATTCTGGTCTACAGATTCTTCCAACGCTAGGTTTGTTGCTGACTGTAAACTTAAAACTAAATTTATCATCAACAACTGACCCTTGGCGTGCCAAAGGTCTTGCTCAGAGGTCATAGTGTCGATATTACTGGCACTATCCTCTAAATTCTTAAAATCTTCTATAAAATCACGCCAACCTTCAGTTTCCATCATGGATAGCCTATCTTCTAGGAACTGTATATCGGTTTTTGGCATTTATTTCTTTTTTCTATACAATGCTGGATTATGGTTCTCATAAAGAAAGTTCAAATTTTGTTTATCCATACTATTTTTAAATAATGGTAGAATATCTTGAAATTTCAATATAGGATTGCCACGATCATTTGTTAAAAGAGTACCAGTTTTTTTATAATGATTGATAAATTGTTGTTCTGGACTAAGCTCTTCTTCACCATCTACCCAAGGTAGCCATCCAAACATTCCTTTTAATGACATTATTGAACCCTCCTATTAATCTTCTCTTTACTTCCTGCTGCTCTAGCATTAGCAAGGTTCAATATAGTTTCAGACTTCAAATGTTCTACTTCTGGAATATTTCTAGCCGTTTCAGATCGTTTATTTTCAATATCTGCAATAGTTTTCTGAATAGCAACTGAATCTTTTTGAAGTTTAAGTATTTTTTCTTGTATATCAATTTCATTTGGTTGTCCATTCATAGCCTCTGATTGCCATTTGATTGCTTTCGCCTCTTCTTCCTTGGCTTCTGCAAGAGTTTTTTGAATGGTAGCCTGTTGCATTTGCATTTGCATTTCTTGCTGCTGTTGCTCCATTTGCATTTGCTCTTCATTCGGTATATTGCCTTCCATTAAGGCATTAACAATTTGATCTCTATTATGAATAGATGAGTTTTGGAACATAGCGAGTAAAATAACATTGAAAGCAGGTGAATCTTTAGGTATAGTTTGTAACATACTAACCATTTGTTGTCCTTCTAATTCTTTTGCCATAATACCCATTGTAGAATATGGTATAAACTTATAATCACTTACAGGATATCGGTCTACATCGAACTGAATCTTTCTCCACATACATTTATTAATCAAAGGAATGAGGAAAGTGTTCTGAAAATTCATTAAAGTACGCTTTTGTCGCTTAATTGCAGCACTTTGCATCATACTCATACCACTAGCAGTTTCATTAGCAGCAGCTCCTCCCCCTGTATCAGCAGAACCAGTTCCCATTTGTATCATATTTTGGAGAGATGCGACCTGATTGAATGTATTTTGATCTGTTGTACCCATGTCTAAAGGCATGATTGCCTCTCTTGGAGAACCATTGGTCAGGACAGTTTTACCAGCTCGCACCTCGAACTTTACGCCTCTTGGCAATCTTGTGGCATCTGCTGCCATCATTGGTGTTGTTGTGAGTGCCAAAGAGTCAATTCTTGCTCTCATTTCAGCATCTAGTGCCTTTTGAGGGTTATATCCCTTCTCACAGACACCTCTACCCCAGAATTTATTAGGTACAATGTCATGTTGATAGGAAATAAAGGGTCTATCTTCCATCATAAAGGCATTTTCCTCTACTCTAAGGATATATTGGTCATTACACATGGTAACAACCGCCTCTACTAGCTCATCTTTCTTGGAATACTCAAAATCATCCTTGTCAGCACCTATTTTAAGGAATCTTTTAGGTACTTTACCCCAATATTCGCATATTTTTACTGAATCGGACTCATCTGCCTGTTTTATTTCGGGATCATAGCCGAATTTAACAGTATCATAATCACCATCGAGAGGTACATCACGATAAATCCCACTCTGAATACCTTCTACTACATGATAACGAGGCTTTATGACTTCATGTGCAACCCCTAAAGCATCATCTATAGAGTTCGCAGATGGATCAATCAGAAATTCTTTGGGGGAAATAGGTTCAACAAGCACATCTATTGCTGGATATTCTGTTACTGTACGAGTAGTTGCCATTGTTCCATCAACATAATCTTCCGAAGGTGCTCTTTCTATTGTTTCTTTGACAACAATCTTGCCAACACCTGTTCCATAGATAGCACCATTGAGAAAAACCTCACAAATAGCATCTTTTACACCAGTTTTCTCTAAATCCTCCTGAAGTAGGTTGCGTACATACTCTGCATCGCTTGGATCTTGGTCAAGCATATCATCCTTGATGTCGAACCACTTGCCTCTGCCAAAGGTTGCTTCCTCCAATTCTGCTACAGAGGACTCAACTGCTTGTTGTAGAGCAGGAGCAATAAGTCTGGATCTTTCCATTTGCCTGGTTTTATCTTCAGCAGACCATATACCACGCCATAGACGATAGTATTCATCCCACATCGGGATATAGTTTATATTTCTGTGATTTCTCCAGCTTTCAAGTCTGTAAGATAACCAGCTTGCTAAAGCCTGATAATTCGTTTCTGAATCCATACTATTTTATCTTTGCCATCCTTTACCAGCCTTTTTTCTTTTGGCTGCATTTGATATACCTACCCTATGCCTACGCATTTGTGTTGGAGTTATTGGTGTAAGAAATTTGGCAACTGCTCTCATTTTACTAGCTGTCGCTGCTCTCCGTTTATGAACTTTACTTTTATTTTTTTTCACTTTCCCCCCTATTTTTTCAAAATTGTTAATAAGTGCCGATTATAACATATTTTTTAATATTAATGTAATTTTCTATCTTCTGGTTCTACTGTTACATCGCCATCCAATAGCATTTTACAAATAGTGAGATCTACTGAATCATCAAAATTTTCTATTCCTTCTTTTATATTTTCTTCTAAAAGGTTTGATATAATTTGACAAGCAACTATATATCTTTGAGTCAAATTTGTTACATCGTTACTAAAATCAAGAAGTTGTTTAAGTTCTTCTTTTGTTAAACCATTAATACCCTGCAATTGCATCCATTGGCCTCCATTCATCATCTAATTCTATTGAGTGGGCGAAATCAGCCACGCTAACCTGGTCTATATAAGCCAAAGCATCTAGCATGTCATCATGTGCTAAACGATTTGGAAAGTCAATGAGTTGATTAGTAAATTCTCTCCACTCTCTTTTGTCATTAAAGGTTATCTGACCATGTTCCATTCTTCCTTGTAATGACCAAGTAATTCTATCGTTCTTTTTCTTACCACCATGCCTACATTCAGCAATTGTAACCCATCTTCCTTGAGTTCTCATTTCATCTTCCAAATAAGGTAAGATTGCGTTCCTTAGAGAGCCAGTTTCAATCCCTACTGTAGAAGATTCAACCTTGATTGCCGATTTAAGAATTTTTTTAGCAGTTTCCTTTACATTCCACCTGCCATGTAGAATGTCTTTAACCCACCACTTATCTCTGTCTATCTTAACTATCGCAATGGCTGTTTCATCTAATCGTGATCGTTTTAAATTCCGTTCTTTCTCTATTGACTCATAACCAGCAGGATCAACAGCAATAACATAACTCCCATCTTTTGGTTCTTCATCCATCTGAAACCACGCTTCCTTGAAGATACCGCCAGTATTGGTTTCAAAAGAAGCCTCAAACTCTTGTCTAAAAGACATAGAGGACATTGATTTCTTAGAAGCCTCTATTTCATCAGAAGGTAAAAAAGGGTTATCTCTTGAAGTAAACTGAAAAGCCTCCCACTCATCATCTTCCAAAGCATCTTTATAGAGATCAAAGAAGTGATTCTTACCTGCTGGCGTTCCTATGAATAAAGCACCACCACGAACATCTGCCAAAGTCGGTCTTATGATCTGTTCCCATACCTGGGGTTTCATATTTGCATACTCATCTAGCACGCAATAAGCTAATCCTACTCCCCTCAAGGTTTCTGGTCTATCAGAACCTTTAAGATATATCTTCCTGCCGTTAATTAAAGTCAATACAGCAGTATTCTCATAGGCTTGTACAATCAAATCACTACCCAAATCCTTCAACATCGCCCACATAATGTCTTTAGCTTGCTGAAATGTAGGAGCAATATAGAAAACATCCTTGCTTTCAGACTGAATCGCATTAATCAACAACAACCAAGCAGAAAGGTAGGACTTTCCAAACCTTCTTCCTGCTGCGACAATCTTGAACCTCTTCTTGGAATTGAATATCTCTAGCTGTGCTGGATGAAGATCAATGTTTAACTCAGCCATTTACCTTCTTCTGTTCCTTTTTACGATTTTTTTCCACCCTCATTCTCCATATTCTATGATTTCTAACAGAATGTTTTAGTTTATTAACTATAGGGTGTGGTTTCTTATGGCTCATTCTTTGTCTTTTATTCCTAAATGATATTTAGCCATATCCATGACAGAAGAATAACACCATTCACAGAAGGTAACAGGGGAAATTCCAAAATATCCTTGTACTCCACCGCACTCTGGATCATATTCACCACCACAAATGCAGCACTCATCGTCTAATTCAGCTTTTTTTTGCTCCGCTGACATTAACTATTACCTCGTCATCGTCTTTTTCAACTGGTTCAATCAATTCAGCCTCTTCAAATTCACTCGCTTTTTCTTTTATAGATTCTATAGATGCCACATTAATAATAACTTGAGCATCACTCTTTGTTCGTGTAGAGTCAACAGCCTTATGTACTGGCAATATTCTATCCAGGCACATTTTAAGGCAATGTACATCGCCTTGCATAGCCTTTGAAATCACCTTTTCCACTATTTCAGGACTCTTATTAGACATCAACTCTCTTGCGAGGGCGGTGTATTTGTTTACAGAGCCTTTAGGCCTACCTGCTGGATTTAATGATACCATTCCTTTTACGAAGGCAGGATTACCCTTTGATTTGCTCACAATACCTCTACTTCACCATTGGTTTCAATCCAGACCCTAGCACCACATGACAATGGCTTGTCTGGTCTATAGACAACCTTAGAATCACCCTTTATTACAACCTCATGTCCATACTTATTATCCTTATAGGTTTTGCAGGTAATAACTGGTTTTCTTTCGCCTGTCTTAGTGTTTCTTTTAATAACATGCTGATTAATATGGATGATTTTCTTCATTGTGGGTAGTATACCACATAAGTAATTGATATTTGGTTTTTTTTTCAAATTTTGTTTTTTGTGCGTTGGAGGTAGCGTTTACAGTTGATATAAGCGAAGAGCCTCCCTGGGGGTGTTTGGGGATCTGGTCGGAGCTGCTCTGAAAGGCCTATTCTAGAGCCTTTTTTATTTTCAGCCGTTTGCTACAATCCAGGAGATGAATCCCTGGGAGAATCAGAGGGAGAATGGCTGACCGATATCCTACTTATTGATTAGTAGTTATCTATTGCCAGGAGCTGCACCAGGTACTCATACTTAGGAGCTTTACAGCTTCCCTGGCTTTGTGTTCTCTTCCTGGTTGTTCTCTTACTGTTAGAGCTGCTTATTAATCAGGGTTCAGGCTCTGCCATTGCAGCAGAACAGGAGGCCAGGTAGCAGCTGGAACCCATCACCCAGGCAACCAGTCGACCAGGTGCAGCAGCTGCCAGGTTTTTTATCTCCCTGGCTGAATGTTGGAAGTTAAAAAAGACTTCCTGGAAGTTAAAATAAACTTCCCAGGCTTTGTTGGAAGTTAAAACTAATTTTTGGAAGCCTTGCAGCCGTTGCCTGGCTGAACAGGGCAAAAGGCCAGGAATACGCCTGGAACAGCTCCCCAGGATTCGTTTTAAGCGGCTTTTATTAGGTAGGCCTGGCGTTGGGTTGTGGGTTATTGGCTGTTTGCTGCCTGGTTGGCTCTGTGTTCCTGGAGGCCAGACACTAAAAAGGGAGGCTGTGAACCTCCCTGATTATTTACAGCTGCCTGGTTTTATTCAGGCGGAGCCTGCCAGGTTTCAGCCTGGAGAGTTTGGCCGAACTTGCCAACCCTTCGCAGGGTTATAACCTGGTTATCATTAATATGAGTCAAGACTCGTTCCCTGGTTCCATCCTGGGAAGGCTTACTTATAACCTGATTGCCATCAACCTGGTTGATGGAGAACTCCCAACCGAACACATCCATAATAGCATTCAGGCGTTCCCTGGTTGTTGGCGTTGGCCAGCCTGCCAGGGTTATTGCTACTTTTTTGTTGTTCAGCTTCCAGGCTATACGATTGCCATGTAGGAATACCTGGTTGCCATCAGTCATAGTATTAGAGATTGATTTTTTACGGCCATCTCTGAAAGCCTGGGCTATATCTTTACTTATTTTTCTCATAATCTTTCCTTTAAAGGCCTGGTTTTTAAGAAGGGTTCAGGCGTTCCCTGTTAGTGTTATTTTAAACGAACATTAACACGCCTATGATTAATATCAAGAAAAAAAATGATATTACACTTGCAACAAAAATCCAAAAATGAGTTTTAGTTATCATTAATCCTCCTCTGCAATGGTTGTCCAATCCCTGACCAGCTCGACTGTATATTCCTGGTTGCATTTTATACATACCCAGTATTCATACGGCCAGCAGTTATGGAGTCCAGCTTCGACCAGTTCGCCTTTACACTTTGGACAGGCTTCCTCCTGGTCTAGCTGTTCTTGTTTTACAGCCTCTGCTTTTTTAACAGCTTCCTCAAGTTTTTCAATAAAGCCAGGATATTCCTCCCTCATATCTTCGCCATAGCAAGTTTGCCAGGCGTTTATAAATTGCCATAGTTTAAGTTTCATAATACCTCCTTTGGTGCTTCGCCTGACCTGGCCTTTGGTAGATACTTTGCAATATAGTATTCGTTGCCGTTGGAGTCATAGGTTGCATCACCTTCATGGGGATTAACTTCATCCTCCAGATACCATTCTGTATAACAATATACATCTGCATCATATAGTATCTGATTGAAGCAGTCCTGGCTGCAAGCTCTCGTATCATCCCAAATTAAAAACCCCTCTGTCATACCCTTACCACAGCACTCACATTGCCTGGGATGCTTGGTATCATCTTTTGGGAAGTCTTTCAGGTTTAGGGTTCTTAGCATTTTTTTATCCCTGGTTGGGTTTTCTGCCAGGATGATGTCATAGCCTTCTGAATCACCACAGGCAATCCACACAGCATCAAGTAATTTTCCATCACCATCAACCCATACTTGAACATAGAAATTATCAGCATCATAGTTTTTACTTTTTTTAGCAATTGGCAACCAATGTGCCTTTGCTTCTTTTAATGCTTGTAGTTGATTTTTTGTTGGGTTATCAACCCCTTTAATTTTAGACATATTATTTTCCTTGTTGCCTGGCGTTATTGCCAGTAAGAAAATTATAACAAAAATTTTTGCCTGGTCTTAATTAAAAAATAAAAAAAAAGGAGGCGTTGCAGCCTCCCTGTATGGATTTAAAGGATTTTTATAATGATCCTGGCAAGGCTCCATTAGTGATCTTATTGTCCGATTTTTTATCCGATATTGTTACCGATTTTTTGGTCATAAAATCATCAAGTTGGTCATGCCTTTTTTTGACTTCATCATAAATGAGTTGAAACCTTTTAGCATTGGCATTTGAATGTCGTAGATTATCCAACCAATCCAAGATCGCTTCATAATCATAGGTGATGTGATCTTGGATTAAATCAACAAATTCTAATTCAGGTTTTGTACCTAAGTCCAACATGTAGTCAGTATACAAATCCCACAAAAGATCCATTCTTACATGGTCGTTACCTTTAATATCCATTATGCAGCCTCCTTGATTGAGTTAATCAGGGCATCCTGATAATGAATTGTTGCAAGCGTTTCGCTGTTGAGATTTTCCAAAGAAAATCCCATTTCGTGTGCGAGTTGCAATGACTCTGTTAGTGTCCAGTCATTTTCAGATAGATACTCCATTGCTCTGTTGTAATAAAGTATATCTGACTCCAGGCAAAATTGAACTGCCTCCTCATGGGTATCAAATTTTTCCTTCTCACCATGGTATTTATCATCTACTATATACATCACTTAATCTCCTTAATGGTTACAGACTTAAATGTTAGATTTTTATGATCTTCAGCTCTATCCTGAACATCCTCCCACCAGCCTTTGGTATGATGAAAATTATCCATAGCTTTGGCTTCTTCAGGGAATCCTTTGGCCAGGCGTTTGTAGTTTCCTGTATCAGCGATAGACAATAGCTTGGCAAGGCCGTCATGAAATGAGCCATGGGTTCTATACTGCCATTCCCATATAAACATTTCACCTTTTGTTAATAGTTTTCTATTCATAATTTTTCCTTATTGGTGATCCAATTGATCACAATAATAGAATACCAGAAAAAAGGCTCAATTAAGAGCCTTTTATGTTTATTGCGTTTTGATCCTCAATATTTCATCTAATCCTCCTTTAGGTTGTTAGCATTTATTTTGTCGTTTGCATCCAGGAAGAATGAAATAAAAGCACAGGCCATAGCCGATATAAAAGCTACGAATAGTATCAAATGTATTATTAGATTTCTTATCATACCAACCAGCCTTTGCGAAGTGCCTCCAGGAACATAACAACATAGACCATTGAAGTGGCACAGGTTACGAGCATAAGAAAAACCAACAGGGAAATGACTTTATCAAACATCTATCGCCCCCAGTTGATCTTCTTTAAGTAAAAATGTACCTTCTGGCGTATCAAACTTGCAAGTATAGATAAAATCGCCACTATACGCCTTATCAATGGCGATAATTTCACCTAGACAATCATTGACAATATCCAAATCATCTTTAGCGATAATTAAATCTCCAACATTAAATAGACTTCCCAATAAGTGGGGTGCTCCAAATGGACAGAATGGAGGCTCGCCTGGTAATGTACTCATGGGTTATCCCTGAATATCAATGTTGATGATAATCTAGCTGGAATAACAACATGGTCGTTACATACATCACAACACCTGGCATCAGGTTTATTATTAACAGGCCAGGGATCATTACCATCAGTCCAGTAAATCTCGCCTGTTTCTGTTCTTTTGACTTCAATATCGCCATTGCAGATACAACATTTTTTAGGTTCACTCATCAGATCCCTCCAGCTGTTTTTTAACTTCTTTGAATAATTCAGTTAATTTATAGCGATGGATCTTGCCACGACCATACCAGGGTAAAGTGGCTTTGGTATCTACATTGAAATAACCACATAGTACAGACACTACTGTTGGACACATAACGCCTTTGAGATGTTTGATCTCTTTTCCATCATTGCCAGTTATAGTGAATTTAGGATTTGAGTTGTTAGAGTGATGTGTTTCAGTCATATCATCAATAAACTCTTTTGAAAAACCCATATTAATAAAATATTCAGGAGAATAGATAGTTACATAATCTCCCAGGCCAGCAAAATACTCGCCATTACTATGCTCCTGGTTTTTTTTATATACTTCAAGAAAATTCTCTTTTCTTGTTCTTGCTTTTTCTTCATAAGTTTTCATAATTTTTCCTTTTAAGAAGTGATCCCATTTGAATCACAGTTTAATTATAACGAAAAAAAGGCTCCATTAAGAGCCATTTTATAAAAATATTTAGATGCCTTGTTTTTTCGGCACAAGTACAAGGCAGAAAACTTGCATCCAAAGGGTAGAAGTAACCCTAGCCGAGGAGAAATTCAAAACATCTGTAATTTCGGATATTTTTCACCTAATTTTTTACCTAAATCACCATGCTTTTCTATCTTTACATACTTTAACGATCCAACAAAATCACAAACTGTTTGATAATCATCAGGATCAATTCTTTTCGGTTCAAGGCCTTGGACTAAAATATCCATACAGAGTGTGAAATCTCCGATCAACTTAATTAATTCAGAGTGGGATTCGATTAAGTCATCAAGATCTACTCTGTAATTATGTTTCGATTCGAGCCATTTCGTAGCCAATCTATGTTCAAAGGGTATCGGGTTCATTTTTTTCTCCAAATATTTCCCAATAAATTGCTTTAACTATTTTTCTATATTCTTTTTGTTCGTATTTTGATATGTTTATTTCACTAACTAATTGTGCGAATAGCATTATTTTATTTTTCATATTTTCTCCTTGTTTGTTATAAGAAACCATATTATATACCTAAAATCGACAATTTTAGTGGTATAATTTAATTTCTTTATTTAAAAGGAAAAATAATGGCAACAGCTAAAACTAAAACTAAACCAAATATTTATAAAGCATTAATGGATTTTCGTTCTCAAGTAGATTCAGTAGAGAGAACCTCTAAGAATGAATTTCTTAATTACCATTATGCTAATATCAATAACATAATCGACACCATCAAACCAGTTCTTTATGATTTGGGTATGGGTTATGTACAAACTATTCAATATGTTGATGGAATTGATCTATTGAATACAAGGGTTTTCCTGGTCGATCATCCAGAGGAATACATTGAGTCTAATGTCAGGTTGATTATGGTTAAAGAGGACAGCCAATCGCTAGGCAGTTCAATAACTTACAATCGTAGGTATTCTCTGATCTCAATTTTCTCTCTTGAAGTCGAAGATGATGATGGTGAAAGAGCAGTTAAAACCAAACCAAAAACATCAACTCAATCCTGGAACTCACATATTAACGAGATTAAGGCTAAAATCGACACAGCCAAGAAGGATGGCGATCTTGAAAAAGCTACTAAAATTTGGGAATGGCTAGAAGAAAAAACCATAAATGAACATGGACAATTAATGGAAACTTCTAAGTACATTCCTATGGTAGACTATTACGAACAAGTTTTTAATGGGGAGTGATGGTACACTTACCATGATTAATGTACTGTTTATCACGCTTTTAAACAGGGTGGACTCATATACCACTTCCTTACATTAATTATTTAAGTGCGTAGGCTATTTAGACTGGTCGGCCTGGGGGGTTACGATAATACTCCCACTTTTTTTAATTAATAGGAATAATTATGTCAGAAGATAAAAATAAACCCTCAAGTGGTAATTTGTATAAAAGTAAATACAAGTTAAATGATGGATCGGAAGAAGATAGAACAAGAGAAGATTACTATGGCACTTACAGAGATGTAGATGGCAAAGTATGGAAACTAACTGGGTATATCAACAAAGGCCAATATGGAACATGGCTAAAAATTTATACCAGGGAAATGAACGCTACGGAAAAGTATACTGATTCTAATTCTGCACCACAAAGAGAAGAATTTGAAGATGATGTTCCGTTTTGATGCGAGAAACAAAAACTAAAGATGGAAAAGTATTAACTAGAACTTCAACAGGCTACTGGACAGAACTCTACACTTTGGATGATGGGAGATATATAACCGCTGAAGAATTAGCACTAAGGTTAGAAACTACTTCCCATACTGCCAGGGCAAGACTAAATAAGTCATCTGATCCGAATAAGATTTTTCGTAGTGTTAAACAAATTAACCGCAGCGGTAATGATAGGGTTGATTCAAACTGGATGGATGGTAAAACCTGGTATAAAGATCCTTTAGTCAAGTTAATGTTAAAGTAATGCCAATTCATAAGCTAGAAACCCACCAAAACGATATGCCATACTTTATGTTGAGTAGGGAGATCGTTCAGGCTATTAATAACCCTGATGCTTTGGCTATTTGGTGTTATCTTCAATCTAAACCTCAAAACTGGGTTGTTTTAGAGGATCAAGTCAGAACACATTTTGATATGGGAAGAACTAAATACCTAAAAGCAATGAAGTGCTTGAGAGATTCAGGATTGTATAGAGTGGTTAGACTAAAAGATGATAAGCATAGGTTCTCTAGCAATGTATTCCATATATACGCTTTTCCGTACATACGGCTTTCCGTACATACGGAAACCCATACCGACATTAAAGAGAAAGAGAATACAAATAGAAAGAGAAAGACTCTATCTACTGAAGAACGACAATTATTTGAAGATTTCAGACAACGATATAGTGGAAAGAAAAGAGGACTTGATACAGAGCTAAATAATTTTTTAAAAAAAACAAAAGATTGGAAAACTGTTTTACCTATGCTTTCTACTGTAAACTTAGACTTTGATGTAACTGATAAAAAATATATACCACACTTTCAAACTTTTATGAACCAAAGGAGATGGGAAATGATGACACCAGGAAAAACCAAGCCACAACCCTATAAAGAATTCGATTGGAGAAAAAAATGAGCCATGAAGGGAATGATGAATTAAAAGAACAGGAATATGAAGATGATCCTAGAATTGATATTACCTTAATAAATGGACAAACACACCCTATTGGTAATTGGACTTCTGCTGAATGGTTTTATGTTGGCTTTAAGTGTGCTTTAGGTTGGGGGTTTCCACAACCGATAGAAGAAGATGAAAATGATTTTTTTATTCATCAAGAAAATAATAAAGATGCTTTTTATCATGGCATGGAAATTGGTGAACAATATAAAGGAGAAGAAGATGAGTAAAAATATAGAGAGTGTTGTTTTAAAGAATTTAGTTGTTATGTTACGAGAACAAAAAAATGACGAACAAAGTGTTAAACATATAAGAGAAAATGCAGAATTTTGGCTTGATATTATTGGAGTTGCTTTTATTGATGCAATAATTTTTGAAGAGGAAAATATTATTGACTATAAAAACGCTTGGAGAGTTAATAATGAGTAAAATGGGCAATATACATTTCCAGGCACAGGAAGATGCTAGAGATGGAATAATGGAGAAAAAATCCTTTTTAGAGGAGTATGGTGATGGTGCTTTGGATATTTGGGAAGAATTTAATGGTGAAGATCCTGATGAATATAGGAAAAAATCCTATTTTGGTCAATCTTTGGAAGAGCAATCAGACTATGAAGTACAAACTGAACATTGGGCAAAGGAAAGAGCTTGAAAAATAACAAAAAAACCATCTACAGAGAATTAAAAAATAAATCTGATTCACTAGATTCAGAAAGATCAGTTGTAGGAGGCCTACTCTTAGATCCCTGCTTAGATCGTGTCCTGGGTACTGGCCTGGTATCAGATGACTTTAGTAATGACAAATTAAGGTATATCTTTGATTGCATTATAGAGTTAGTTGATGCAAAAAAACCTGTTGATATACTAACTGTCAGGGATTATATTGAATTACAGGAACAGCCTAAAAGTAGATCCTGGGCGGTAGACTTTCAAGATCTTGCTTTTTTGACTGAAAATTGTGTAGTTGTTGATCATATAGATGTTTATGCAGAACATATTCGCACCTGTAGAATTAAAAACGATATTGAAATGTGGAAATTCAATATTGAATATGATAACTACCAGGAAACTGTTGATGAAATTCAGAAATTGGAAAATGAATTGCTGGATCGTGATGAAAATTCAATGAAAAGCATTGTTGGAAAGACTATAGACTATCTTGATGATGTTAGTAAGAATGGTACTGGTCTATCTAGTGGGTTTGAGTCATTAGATGCTCTTACTTCAGGATTTAGGCCAGGATCTCTTAATGTTTTAGCAGGCAGACCATCTATGGGTAAAACTACACTCGCTTTAAACATAGCAAACCACCTAAGTAGCACAAAAAATGTCTTATTTTTCTCATTAGAGATGAGCCAGGTGCAATTAATGATGAAAATGGTTTCATGTGATAGCTATTTACCTCTAGGTAGGGTTGAAAGAGGTGATTTAAGCGAAAATGAACAGACCAAATTTTATGAAAGTCTTGCTAAAGCAGGCAATAAAAATATGAACATTATTGACAAATCAGGATTAACTGTAAAAAGCATCTTTTCTACTGCAAAAAAACTCAATTCAGATAGAAAAATTGATATAATACTCATAGATTATTTACAGATCATTCGTTACGATAAAGGGCGTGAAGTAAGCGAGCTTGGCAACATAACAAGAGAGTTAAAGTACCTCTCTAAAGACCTTGAGATACCCATAATTCTACTTTCTCAGTTAAGCAGGGGGGTAGAGAGCCGAGAAAATAAAAGGCCTTATATGAGTGATTTACGAGCTTCAGGAGAAATCGAGCAAGATGCTGATATTGTTATGTTTGTTTATCGAGATGACTATTATCATGAGGATTCACCTGATCGAGGATTGGCTGAATTCATTGTTGCCAAGAATAGAATGGGAAAAAGTGGCTTTGTTAAGTGTAATTTTGATGGTAATTATTCTAAATTCTCTGATATAGAGATTAATATCTATGACAAAGACCAAGAATAAAAAAATAAGAAATTCAGCGAGGGGGAAACCCTGCCAAATGAGATTAGAGGGTTGTATGCCTGACAACGAAACAGTTGTTTTGGCACACCTCAATGGGGCAGGTTTGGGTTTAAAATCTTTAGACATACATGGTGCTTACTTATGTTTAAACTGCCACGATATATATGATGGTAGAAAACAAACAAACCCTCCCTTTGATCCTGATTTACTGGAGCTGGAAATGTTAAGAGCAATTATTAACACTCAAAAGATCCTGGATCAGGAAGGTTTATTATAGTTGTAATCGAATAGGGCATAACGATCAAGAGCCATGGGCATGGTGGGGCAAGTTATGTCCTATTCCGTTATAACTAGAGGAAGGAGAGTAATAATGATGGAAAGAATAACGAAAGTTGCCGATCTAGCAATCAACCTTGGGGTGAAATTGATAAGTTTGGCAATCGTCTTACAGGTGGTATTTGGCCATTCAGTACCATTTTTGGGAGGCAATGTCATTGGCACAATTATTGGAATAATCCATGAACTTGGTGCTGCTGGACTTGTCGGTTTAATCGCAACCTTGATCATTTGGAGATTGCTTGATGATGACATCCGAAAGGAGTTGTCTGAATGAAAGATTTAATTGATCTAGTGTTAAAGAAAAAGTCATTAGCCATTTTTATTGGCATAGTCGTTCTGGCTCTGTTATTTGGATGGATTGGTGGCTAATGAGAATCAAGGGGTTGATGATCCCATCAATCCCTCTCATTATAAACAAGGTAAGATTGAGGTAATAGATTTTATAATAGATCAAGACTTACCATACCTAGAATCCAACATTCTAAAATATGTTTGCAGGCATAGATTTAAAAATGGAGTGGAGGATTTAAAAAAAGCAAAATTCTATTTGGAAAGACTAATTAATATGTTACAATAACTATGTACAGGATCATTTATAGAGATAAACCCAAAGAAGAAATTTTCAGATCCTTGAGTAGAAAGTTCTTTAATAAAAATCCTGACTGTGAAGTAGCTACAGTATCAATTAGTAAAGACAAACCCAAAAGAAGTGATGCTCAAAACAGGCTTTATCATGCCTGGGTAGAGATATTAAGAAAAGAGTTTGGAGAAACTAAACAAGATTGTAAAGAAAATCTTGCCTTTGAATTTTTAGGAGATAAAGATAAATCTACTAAAGATCTAACTGTTCCAGAATTTGATCAATTTTTACAAGATATTGACAGGTATTTCTCAATTGAATGGGGTATTAAACTACCTAAAGAAGATTAAAACATGGAAAATGAGCAGATTACATAAAGAACAGCGATTAGATAAACTAGATGCAATTGCAGAAAATGTTAAAGATGCTTTAGAGTTAGCAAGGGAGGAAGATACTGAAGCAAATATTGAAATTAGACTGCATTTGGCTCTTGCTGTACAAGATATAGATTATTTAAGAAGCGAAAACTATGAGGATTACATTTAAAGTAGATCCTGTTCCTGCTGCAAGACCAAGGGTAAGTAGATTTTCTACTTACTATCCCAAGAAGTACACAAAGTTCAAAAAAGATATGGAAGCACTTACAAGTGAGTTAGATGTAACTCCCTGTAAAAATCTAGTCTGTGTTTCCTTGAGATTTAAGATCAAGATACCCCAATCCTGGTCAAAAAAGAAAAGACTAGAAAGAGAGAACACCTATTGTAATAATAATTCTGATATTGATAATTATATCAAAGCAATATTAGACTCATTGAATGGTGTTTATTTTGTAGATGATAGACAAGTAGTTGAGGTTTTTGCTAGTAAAAAATATAGCAATAAACCAAGAATCTTGTTTACAATGATAGAGATAGGAGAACAGAATGACTGTAGAGAAATTGGAAATGTGTGAGTTTTTGTCAGAAGATTATGCCCAGAGAGCATCTAACAGGGGAATGGACTACAAGAAGTCTTATGATAGTTATATGAAACGAACGCAGAAAAGAAGTTTCCAGGATCTACTACAGCATTTTTCAACAGTAAAAAAAATTCCTACTGTTAGTAAACCTAATAGAGCAGAAGAGTATATAATAACAACTAATGATGATGATTGTGAGGATGGGGTATGCAAACTATAGTATTGATTCTAATACTGCTACTAGCAGGATGTGCTGAATTTGAAACTAAGATGGATATGATGAAAAGCGAACAACTGACTTGCTCGGCAGAAGAAGAGTCTTTATGTGCTGGATGGAAAGTATGACAGACTCAGCCTTCGATACTCCACAATATAAGAGAGTAATGGCAGCGTGTAAGGAACGAGATCAGTTTCCCACACAGGCTTGGATTCCAGATGAGGAGAAATGTGTACACGCAAAGTTACATGATGCACAAGATGAATTGATTAATTTTGAAGAGGACTCTGAATATAAGAGAATGTTCGATCAGCATACTGATGCTATGAAACAACAGTCAGAGCTTATAGAACGATGGGTAGAAAAAGAGGAAAAAAAAATTCCCTTTTCTGTTCGTATGGAAAGTTTTAAAGCAAAGTGTGTCAAGGCTGGTGTTTTGCTAGAGGAAAAAAAAAGGCCTCCACCGAAGCCTCCTATGACACCTTTTGAGGATTAATATACTGGGTACATTATTCTAATTTACCTAGATTTATATGGAAAGGTGTTCCCTGGCCTTTTTTCGTTCCGCCATGTTCATAAGCGAATTTACCGAACATATTTAAAAAATCTTTATCTTCACCAATATAATCCATGTCTTTGTATTCATCAGTCCAATCATAAGTATCGGTAACGACATACTCGCCTTGGTTGTTCTGGACTACATCAAAAGCACCCAGGGTATTCTTTAATTGACCAAAGGGTTGGACTAAATGGTCTAAGCCACCCTCAAAATTTGGTGCATATTTTTTCATCATCCCTTCATCATGCAAATCAACTCGCCTAGTGCCATGAGGAGCATTAACACCCTCGCCTTTGATTATATCCTTTAATAAAGATAATGCAGCAGTAGAGAAATCATCTCCCTCTAAAGATGTATCGCCAGTTACAACATTATGAGCATATTTTTCTACTGGTAATAACATCCCCTCTAATTTAGTTAAGGGATGTTTGTCCATAACATTACTAAACATTCCTCCCCAATCAATTTTGGCATGCGACATTATATATTCCCCTCTCTTACCCTTTGATTTGATTCTTCCTGTAACTCTTGAAGGAAGAAGCCTTCTGTTGATCCATGTATATAGGTTGGAATCATCTCTCCAATAATATTTTTAAGTGCATTGAAACTACCTGCACTTAATTTCCAATCGTTTGTTTTTCCCCAAACATTTAATTTTTCTATATCTTTATGAAGTATTAATTGTTGAATTCCTCTATCCAGCTTACTTGCTAATTTTGCTTCGTTAATATGTGTTAATATTCTTATAACTTTCATTCCTATACTAGAAACCCTATCCCTGATTTGAGCTGCACCATATTGCGTGGTAACGCCTGGTACATGTTTTGCAACTGGATCAACTATTTGGGCGGTGGCCTTATTATTTAATTCCACTATATCAATTTTTTTCAATTGATCCGATAAGGTTGATAGATTTCTTAGTGCTGTTACTTGTTCAGGTTCAAATATTGCGTTCACCATTTTGGAATTTGTAGGATCTAATATATATTTCATTCCACCATCCTTGCTATTAAAAACCTGAGTTACATACTCTCTTTTAATATTATCATTTACAATACGAGCAGAACTTGTGTCCAATTTCTCTAAATCCTTTTGAATTTTCTGATAAAAGGCCATATCTCCTTTATATAGTCTAGTTGCCAATGCTGGATAATTTGGACTTAATGCAGATGAAATTAAAAAATGATTGGCTATTTCCATTTCAAAATCTTTCGAGGCATTATTAATAGCATCTCTTCTAAGCATGAGTTCACCTTGATCCACAAGTGATTTTTCAAGCATTGTTCTGACTTCTGGTAACTGATCTAATAATCTTCTATCTTTTCTCATTAGAATTTGTACTTTCTTAGGATTGAACACACCATCTTTCATTACTTTATCATACATATTCAGTATGTAGGCGTTTTGTGCAACCTCTTTACCTTCTTTTCCAGAAACACTAAGGAAATGATTCAACGATTCGCTATTTTTAAATAAAACAGGGTAAATTTCAGTTGCGTATTTTTTACTATTAATTTGAACAATACCCTCTGCACTATATGGTATTCCAATCTTTTCATAATACAAAACATCTGCTGCATCTAATCTTGCATTAAGTTCCATTGCTTTCGTATTATCAAATGCAAGACCAGTTTCTTTTTCAAGTGCTACTAAACTTAATCTTTGTTCATTAAAATATGTTTTAAATTGTGCTAATTTTCTTCTTTCAGTAGAGTTTAGATTTTCTCTACTAAAGGCATTTATTGCTCTTTTTAAAGAATCCATTTGTGCCCAAGTCAAAGGCTTGGATTCTGGTGGTATATACATTTTATGATCTGGGTTTAATTCACCCCTCATTCTTTCTACTTGTATTGTTGTTCCATCAGCTCGAACCTGGTCTACAAGAACTTTTTCTGTATTCATCTGTGGTTTAAGAAATGCTTGAATCTTATTATCTATAGGAGTTCTTTTACCAAATAAATCTCTAAGATTATTTGCTGTTACAAAATCATACAATGCAGTAGTAGCTTCTGGTGGTAACATTATATTTGCTGCTGCTGCTTCATCATCTATTGCTTGATAGATAGGCTTCATTTCCTTTCTAGCAATAGCCTCTCTTTTCTCAACAATCTGTCTAATTTGATTACCAATTTCATCAGCCTTACCAGGAACAAAACTAAGATCAAGTGCTTCAATTTTTCTATCTAGTTCCATTCTTAATGCTATAAGCCTCTCTCCCTGATTTCTTAATTGTGCTGGTAATTCTTCTAAATTAACAGGAGAATATCGAGTACCAAAGATAGCATCTGCTCTTTCGTCAATTAATAGTCCAAGTTTATAGACTTCCTCTTCTACTTTTTTCCTGAAAAGAGGATCAGATTGCATTAATCTTTTAAGTTGTCCTTGCATTGTTGGAGAATCTGCTGCCATAATCATAAGAGGTATATTACCTGCATCGAGAGTATGTCCAACTTTCTTAAATTCTGTAACAAGTGCTTGAAATTTTTCAGGAGTTAATTCCCCCTCCATTAATTCATATATTTTTTTAACACCACCAGTAACATATTGTTCTGCGACTATATCGGGGTTTGCTTTATTCCAGGTTCTTTTCTTCCATAAATCTTTTGTTTTGGCAGCTACAAATTTTGAACTTACTGTAATAGGATTAAAAACTGCTACACCACCACCTATAATTGATCCAAGCAACCTGCCTGTTCCTGTTTCTTCATCGTCAGTAATCTTTTGTTCAACTTGTCCACCTGCCTCTCCTCCGAACATAGATGCCACACCTATAACAAAAGTATTTGCTGAATTTTTGAAAAAATTGTTACTTCTTTGTATAAGTTGGAGAGATTGAAGGGCTGATGAATCAGCAGATTTAGCTGCCAGAGTTACGCCACTTCCAATTCTAAATGAAGGATCAGACATAAACCTTACACCCATTCCTGTTGCTTCTTGCCAAAGTTTGCCATCAGGTGAACGCAAGTGTGGATTTGTGTTGTTAAAATCTGCCATATACTCTTGCTCATCCAGTACATTATTCATAAAAGTTTCAAAATATGTTGCTTTTTCAGTAAATGGAATATCAGGCCAAGTTATAGCATCAACCATCTCTTGCCAATACCAGCCTGGTGATCCACCCTTTACTTGAATAGCTTTTATTGTTGATTCTATATCATTAATCGCTTTAACATCTCCTGATTTTGCTCTTGCTAATAATTGTTCATATTCATCTGAATTCTTATAATTTCTAAATTCACTCATCATACTTTCTTGATTTTTTTGATATTGATCAAATCCACCCGAACCAAAGAACAAATGTCCAAAAACATGTTGAAATGGTGTTGTAACTGAATCCAGAAAAGCCTTACCTGTAGTTAGAGGATCGGCAAATCCCATTTTTGCATTATTCCATAGGTATTCTTTCATACCAGATGCTCTTTGTTCCATAATATTGTCATTACCCTGGGATATTTTAAGATAATCTAGCAAATTATCATCAGACATCTGTTCTAAAGAAACATTAGAACCAATTAATGCACCATCTTTGGCTGAACCATCAGCAGAAACATTCATAGTTTCATTTACTAAAGATTCAGAATCTTGCTCATTAAGCAAAAGCATTAATTCTTCGTCAGATAATTGACTTATATTTACATTACTCATAAGGTAATCCACTCTCTGTCCAATAAAGTACACCATCTCTCATTTCTAACATATTCCTGTCAATCATTTGCTGTATTATCAATTCGGTACTAGCTAGACGAGCAGGTAAATCTTGGGTTAGTGGATCTCCAGTAATTGACTGTAATAATTCAGGTGATGATCCTGCACCATCAATACCAAAAGCAGAATTAAAACTTGCGTGATCTGCATTGTATCTATTAATTAAGACTCTCTCTAATCCTATTGCAATTTGCTCAAAATCATCAATTGTAGCATTACTCGCAACACCCTCAATCATGTTATTAACAAAGTTAGCAATTTTTGTTGGAACACTACCTGCTTTTGATATAGTTTGTACTTCTGCTAAACTAAGATTTGAATCTTTTGTTAAAGCAACTATACTTCTTGTGGCCTGTGCCCATGCAGGAGCATTTGGTGATCTATCTCCAGTACCCCTTGCCATTTCTATTTGGTCTTTGAGGTTTTCCATCTGATCTAAACTATTCCTGGAAGGTGTAGATAGATCTTTCCATAACTTGTATTGTCCTAATACATCACTAACACTTGTGTTACCACCAGCAGCAGCAACTTGTTTTGCTAAAGTATTTTTCCAATCAAAAAATGCAAGATTTCCTTTGGTTGTTCCTTCAGTCATAAAGTTTTCATTGCCATCGGCTTTGAGTTGAGCCTGTGCTGTTCTAATAAAGTCTGCATTAATATCTCTATATGCTGCCTGAATTGCACTTTCAGTAGTAGGAATGGTAATACCTTCTTTGGCTGATTTAAGTAATGCTGCTTTTTCATTAGTATCTAGCTTATTATATCCTGGAGTATTAATAACAGATTGCACTATAGCTGATTCAAAACTATTTGGAGAAGTTGATTTGTCTGTTTTTGCAACTTGGACATATTTAGAACCATCCCATTCTTCAGTTATTTCCCATGTTTTACCATCTATATCTGAAAGATAACTTCTTGTTGTAAGTGCTTTCATGTCGTGATCAACACTTGACAATTGAATCCATTTATTAGTTTTAGGATCTAATTGTTTCCATACATCCCTGGTTCTTGTATTACCAGCCTCATCTACATAGTTTTCAGTAAACTTTTCAACTTGTACAGTAGTAGGATCTGGCGTACCTGCTGCAACTAACTGTTTCTTGACATTAAGTATCATGTTTGTTTGTGTTTCAGTATCATTAGTTTCAACTGCCCTTATATAATCAGGATCTTTGTCTAATAGAGCCATCATTCTTGCTTCCATATCTTTATCACCTGCAAGATAAGTAGCCATCTGAGCTGCGGTAGCTTCAGGATTTTCTGCATGCCATTTATTAAATGCTATTTTTTCAGGATCTCTCTCAACATAATCTTTTTCTGCTTCACTTGTAAGTTGTTCACCCAACATTGTTGTTTTCACACCATTAACAAATTGCCAGGTTTGAGTATAACGCTTACCATTTTTCATTACACCGATTTTTACAGTTGAATAGATTGGTGTATCTACTGTTGGTTCACTTGTAAGCTGCTCACCCAGCATTTTTATCATATTACCATTATTATCTACTTGCCAAGTTTGAGTATAACGCTTGCCATCTTTCATTATCCCAACTTTTTCAGTTTTATAGGTTGTTTCATCAGTTTTAGTAACTCCTGGCAAAACTCTTTCACCAGTATCTACATAGTAATTATAACCATCAGCACCTTTGATTGTTTTTCTTTCTGGCATAGATGATCTAATCTCATTAGCCATATCCATTGCTTTGTTTGCCTCGGTGTATAGACCTATACCTTGTAACCCATTGGCAATTTCTATGAAATCTTCAGGGGTTTCTGGATTAGGGAATCTTTGCATGATTTCATCAAGTGCTTGTTGTTTGCCTATTCTTGGGTCAGGCTCACCTCCAAGCATACCTGCAACTCCCATTAAACCTTGTCTGTAACGATCACCTGCTAAAGATGCACCATAATACATACCATACCTTCCACCATACCCTGCTGTACCTGCTGCATGAGCATCAGTTACCATTTGTCGGTTTATAGCTGCTTTAGTATCGAACATACTTGGAATGTTAAAATCTGCCATAATCTCTCCTATTTAAAAAGGCTGCCTAATATAGAACCCCACGCATCACTTCTGGCTTGTTGTCGTTTTGCTGACTCAAAGGCTTGTACATCTGCCCAAGCTGTAGAACCCTGACTCATACCAGATAAATTAGCTAATGGTTGAGGTGTTGGCATCTTGACCATAGTGTTCGCAATATTACCCAAGTTACTCATCATGCCTACAGCACCATATTGTCTACCTAAATTAGAATCAATGAGTTGTTGAGATTCAGCAAAGGCTTGATTTTGTAATGCTAGATTTCTTTGATTTATTGCATCTTGTTCTGCTCTTGAACCCCAATATCTTCCAGTTGAAGATGCACCAGTAGCCTGTTCTCTTTCTAATCTTCGTTGTTCGGCTAGTGCATCACTATCTTTATACATCGCTCTCATCTGGTCGAATCTTTGTTGTTGTGCATCTTGCCAACCACCACCTGCTAGAGCATCTGCTTGACCACCAAACATCTTCTGTCTTTCAATCATGGCATCGTATATAGCTTGGTTCTCTGGAGATAGGGTAGAAGTAACCATATTCTTATCACGATCCCAACGGACAGTACCACCTACACCAGTTACATCTGGAGTAGACCTTTCCCAAATTAATCGGTCTAGTTCTTTCTGGCGTTCAAAGTCCTGTTCTGCAAATTCAGCACTCCTACTTCTACCACCAAGTAGTCCACCTAAACTGCCTAGATTAAAGCCACCACCCCTCCTAGTAGGTGTTTGTGTTCCTCTATATGGTCGCATACCACCAGCAGTTCTAAACCTATCATCTGCCGAGTAATCACCTAATTTATATTTATTAGTATTGGCTCGATTCCTTATTAAGGCAGGCGTTGTTCTTCTTTGGGGTTTATCTGTATTTGTTCCTCCAAATCTATCAAAGCCAAAGTTTGTTGGTCTTGCCATCTCTCTATCTCCTAATTATTATGCTGTGCGTTTCCAAAAATATACTACTATGTATGGTTGTACGATGTCGTGTGTATGTGCTCCACCACCACCTGTTGAACTTGTAGTATGCAATTCTGACCCCCCACCTGTTGATTCAGCATAATCACTTCCTGTACCAGTAGAAGCCAGTTGTAAAGTGTGAGTATGTGCTGGTATCTCAGCAGTTGTTAGTGTATGAGCATCAGTCTTAGAACCACCTGTTTCCTCTACAGTATCAAAGTCTGTATCACCAGAATCTAAACCTACAAGCACCTTACCTGCTCCAAAGGCTACCCAAGTCGTTCCACCTATTGCTGTTACAACTGCTGCTGAATTAGCGTAAGCTGTAACTGTAGTAAATATAGCACCTACAGGATAAACTCTATCAGCTATCTCTGCTCTCACAAAGGCTGTAGTAGCAATCTGTGTCGTATTTGTACCAGATGCAGCTGTTGGTGCTAGTGGTGTTCCTGTCAGAGTTTCTGAAGCTATATCTGCTTTTGAGTTAATTGCTGTCTGTACCGCAGTAAATTCCGTATTGAAATCGCCTCCAGATATTACCTTGTTTGCATCTGAGTCAGCTAGTGCATCCTTTCCAGACCAAGAAACTGCTATCGTATAATCACTCATCGTATCTTCCCTTGTTTATGTAATAAAGTTAAAGTTTGTAGAGAGGCATCATATCCAGTACTCTCTATATCCATTGCTATTTTTAAATTCTTAGCACTACCTGTAAGTGGTGTCCTATATTCTCTTAATCCAAATACAGGTGCATAAGTAGAATTAGCTGGATGTACCGCAGCATCGTGTGTATGTGTTGCTGTTGTTGCTCCATATAAAGATGTAGACGCACCCCATAAAGATGTAGAACCAGTTGTTACAGGATTAAGAACTATAGAGGTTGTTGTAGATGGTGTGCCACTAAAATCCTTGTACCACTTTATACCCATTGTCGCACCTGAACCGCCCTCTAGCACCATAAATAATCTCTTCAATAATGATGCTGCTACAGTTTCGCCTAAATTTACCCATGTTGTTTCAAGACTCCATGTATAAGAAGAATCTGTATAAGTAGAAGCACCTGCTAAATCTGTATCATAATAATTCTCATATCCAGCGATACTTCCATCTTTCTGTCCTACAAGTAGACCACTATATAAATCTGTATATATCATAGATGCAGGTTCTCTATCATTGTCAAAAGTCCAAGTAGTTATTCTTGGTGCTTCATTCGGTGTTATATGCTTGAAGTCAAACACATAATTTATATTCTTGTCTACAAAGGACATAATATATATGCCCTCATTCTCAACATACACACTCTTGACATTTGTGCTATTACCTATATTTCTTATAAGCCTGTCCTTGATATTGACACTTAGATCAGTTAAAGGAAGTTTGTCTTTCTCAGTTGTTCTTCCCAAAGAGCGTAATCCTGTATTTGAAAGGAATACTAAATCATCACCAATAGCCTGTACACTATCTCTTGAAACCAGACCTACACCTCTAATTACTTCATTAAGTGCTAAAGAACCAACAGTTTCAGGTGAGTCATAAATGACAATATTGTTCTTGCCGAATATCACTAGCTTGCCATAAAAGGGTGCTAGTGCGACAATTTCGTCAGTACCCCATACTTTTGCCAAATCTATTAAGCCAGTATCACCACCTGTCCAATCATCACCATCAAGCAAATTTGAATAGTAGACAACATCTTTTGCTTCTGCTACACCACCTGCCCAGATTCTTCCGTAATAACCCATACCACAACTAGGGTCAAACAGAGAGGTTATAGATGCAGGGTCAGTTGCGTGTGCTGTCCACTTTGAACCTGAACCTAAAGAACCATCATATCTCTGGGGTATAACACCAGCATGGAAACAATGTAATCTATCATTGAAATTTACAAACTGCCAAGCACCTGTCGTACTTCCTACTGTATGTTTGACATCATCACCACTACTAGGAAATGCAGAGGCAGGCGAAGTAAAATCTACTGTATATATAGAAGTTCCATAACTAGCAAATATCTTGTTTGTTCCTTGGTCATTATGTTCAACCATAGAAACTATTGCTGCATCTGAACCATTGGGAGCGACTTTCTGTTTCAAGCCCTTCCTAAAAGTAATACGACCAGACTCTCTTAGAACTATATTCTCTGCTTTAGTTAGCCATGAATGGTCTAAGGTTGCAGGGTTACTTTGAGTGTTCAGTCCATTCAAACCTAAATCTTGTAGTGGTTGATATGTTAAAGGCTTTGCCATTAGTTAATATACCAATCAGTTTCATATCGTGTATTACCACTATCCAACATAATCGCTTGTTTTAAAGCCTCACTAGCCTCTTGAGCCATTAAACTAGACTGTGTGCCTCCATCTTCACCTCTTTCTGCAATTGCTCTTGCCCAAGCACCTAATATAACAGGTCTTTCTGGAACGCTTATTACTGTAGCAGCTTCAGCTAAGTCATCTTGATACTTAATAATATCAAATGAGATTGTATGAGCCTCTGTAGGAACTGGTGAGAGGTCTACTTTCAAGTTATTAGAGGCATCACTACCATTAAATCCGTAATACAATGGTTCTCCTGTATTCTGTGAGGGATATGTAACTGTATTAATATATGTTTTACCAACCTGTCTAAGGTGCATACCAGTAGTATTGTTGATCGCATCTAGGATTTTGATCTCTTGACCAGAACTAAGATTGTAGTTTTTAGTGCCATTTACAGTTGTAATATCAACTGTTGATCTAAGATTAAGCCAATCATGCCTTCCTTCAACATGGCGTTTCGCATCATTTACCAAAGAACCTATTACTTTTTGATAAGCAGATATAGTTGAACTGTCATTAATATCACCAGACCAATCGCTACTGATTGTATCTTCTCTTAGTCTTATTAATACTTCATTGATTAAGCCTCTAAATGTCATAATCCTATCCTTTAATTATTTTTCCCCATACGGAGCATTTACCTTTAACAATCTCTATGGTTTCTAGTTGAAATAAATCATCATCAAACCAGGTTACAATTCCAAAAGCGTGATTCCAGTTGTGTAGTCTACCTTTAAGCCATCTATTTTTCTCGGCAGACATATCCTTTAAACAACCCATAGACCATGCAGCTATACCATCATCATCTAATTTAGTGTGTGAATATCGTTGTATGTCGTGTACATGACCATAAACAATATTTGCACCATACTTATCTAAATGTGTTTTAGCATGATTAACTGTAGTATATGCACCATGAATAAAATTCAACTTACCTAGTTTTAGAACTTCATTCCATACTTTATACTCATATCCTCTTTCATCCCACTTACAAGCATTTCTGAATGTATATTGATCTAAATAAGGATTCTCTTCTACAAACGAGTCTAGCCATTCATCGTGATTACCAGCTAGTATATGTCGTTCTTTACACTTAATCTTGTCTAAGACTTTATCAAATCTATCAATACACTTATTGACTTCCTTGATTTCCTTGACCATCTCTTTGAGTTGGTATTCAAGTGGTGGTCGTTTTCGTCTTTTATATCTCCAAGCAGATACAGACTCCCATTCTCCAACATCACCTAAATTGATAAAAATGTCTGGTTTAACAAATTCTATCGCCTTTAATACTACTTTGACTGCACTCTCATCATGTATCGGAAAGTGCTGGTCGGGTACGACAATCGCCCTCTTCATATTTACCTACCTTTTGCTAGTTGTGCTCCAAAGTAGAATTCAATTATCATTGTTGCCCATGAGAAAACCTCACTTAGCTTCAACATCCCTTCTACAGTAACATATTCTACCACATCTGGAGTTAGTTGGAAGCCTAAAATGCTTGCTCCTTTAACTACAGTAGGTATTACTGTTGGTACATCAAAAAACACAGGTGCTACTTGAGTGAATATAACCAAGCCTAATATAACAAATATAATTACTCGTCTATTTAAAGCAGCCATAGGTGATTCCTTGTCTGCTCTATCTCTAGCTTGATTGATAGACTCATTTCTTACTTGTAGTGATTGAATCATCAGCTTCTGATTCTCTGCTGCTGCTTGGCTCTTTAAGGCAAATAACTTGCCAATAAATCCAAGCATTATAGGTGCTATATTTGTTAGAAATACCATCATAATCTTAACTCATTATTTTTAATGCTTTAAATATTCCAATTTCTGTGGCTACGAAAAAGGCAAAACCACCATACAAAAAATATCGAATCTGATTTAATGTATTCATAATCTTTTGAATATTGGCTTTTGTTTCATCTATCAAAGAAAAGAGTTTTGATATTTGTCTGGCTTGATG